AAATAAACATGAACTTATTTAATATTAAAAACCCAAGACACAAACAAATTCTTAAAGAAGAATTACTTCGTGCTAAACGTATCCTAACAGAAGGATTCCAATATTCTACTGATGAAATATGGAACTTAATGACAGCTAAAGAAAAAGCTCATTTACTGTTATCATCTTCTGATGATGAAGGCCCAGATCGAGAAGAGCAATATGCTACTGCTAAATGGGATGAAATCCCGGAAGATGTACAAGATGTATTGGATATGTCAGAGTTTGAACTAGCAAAATATGATATTGGTGGTCGAACTAATTTAAGAGCATACGATCGCTTCATGAAAACAGTTCCAAATTTAGGTCAGCTGACTGGTAAATTTCTAGCTAAAACTGGTAGGGCTCGAGTTAATGATCTTACAATTAAACAGTCGACGGCATTGTTAATTGCTATACATAAATTCAATGATGCAATGAAGCCGGCTCGTACACAAGCCCCGGCTGCCGATGACAGTGCGTATAAAGCAAAATGGTTAGATGCTGAACGTAGTGCAGGAAGATCTTCCGGACTAGATTGATGGAATTGTCAGAATTTATATCAATTACTGTGATATCAGATTCTGGCAAACACACTGTACAATTTATCAATAAACGACATATACAACGTATCTATGAAGATAATGAATCAATTATTATAGAATTAATTGATTACACTACATTAAAGGTTAACGAGCAGAACATCCACGTATTTATGGAACGTTTTGTGAAGTAACATATTTATATATAAATAAAAAGGTTAATATGACATCACAAGAAATCTATGAAACAATGGAAGCACATTGGTTAACATTTAAAGAAAACCATGATCGCTTTGAAGAGAAACAAGTTAAAGCTGCTGGCGTTAGAGCTAGAAAAGCAATTAATGAGTTAAAAAAATTAGCAAGTAAATATCGTTCAACACAACTTGCAGAATCGAAAGCCGTAAAATAAATGAAACTAGAATATATAATTGAGCAAGTATTAAAAACAATGATTCAGGAAGCTCCGGCTGCTGAAACTGATAATGCTCCCCGCGATGCCGCCGATTCACCATTTACTCCCGCAGAAGAAAAATTCTTAGGGAAATTTGATGCACATGGATCTAGGCATATGGGAATTATATATTCTCCTTCTGATATTGGAATACGTGAATTTATCGCTAGAAGTGGCGATGACTTTAATGCGTCCCCAGAAATCATATTAAGTTTAATCCGCAGCGGAGTAATTAAAATAGTTCCATATACTGGATTTGGTAGAAATACTGATTATACAATGGAGTTACAATTAAGCTTAGATGATGTTAAAGGATTAGGTGCAAAAGACAAAGAAGCAGTAGAATCCGGCTCCGCAGCAGGTGGGGCCGCTCCTGGTGCAATGCCTGAGGAACCTGGCCCTGAAGTTGCTTGGGTTGTTAAGTATGGTGATATACTAACAGAATCGGTAACTATTGCTAAATCACTAATTAACGAAACGACTAAAAAATCTAAATCGAAGGTATATGCTGATAAGTCTCGTATATTGAATCGATTGCCAAAAGAGTATATTCGTCAATTAGAACGTATCATTGATATGCTAATTAAAAAAACAAAGACAGCACATGATAAAGAACGTGTTATTGCCGATGTATTAGATAACTTACAAGCCAACTTTGACCTATCAGCAAAACATATTCGTCAATCATATGAGTTTCATAAAAACCAGAAACGTCTTCAAAAAGAAATTGAAAAAAACAAGTAAATACATTTGAATTACATTAATTTTTTCTTATATTATAGTTAAGTTATTAATGTATTAAAACAAATAAAATGAGTTATTACGTAGCAAAGATCCAATTAACGGATGAGGTAGACACGCCTAAAGGTGTAAAAATTAAAAAAATGACTGAAATGTATCTAGTAGAAGCATTATCAGTAACTGAGGCAGAAGCTAAAGTAGTTAGTGATTTTGCAGGGTTCGCCTTTGATTTCGAAGTTAAGTCTGTAACGGCTAGCAAAATTGTCAAAATCTTAGAATAATGGGATACAAGCCAGGTCAAACCGTTATTGTCACCGTTCATGGTACAAATCATGTAGGTATCATCGCAACAAGCCACATTGTCAATAAACAACTAGTATATGATGTTCTATTAGAATCTCGTCGTGCTATTGTGTATGTAGGCACATCTAAATCATTAGACATATATGTTAATAAAGAATTAACTACCAAACTATGTGAAACTGATCAGATTACTTGCACTGTACCTTATAAAGAATTAATAGCCGCAGAGTTGATGCCTCATTTAGATGCAAACTCAGCCGGCAAAGCTTCTTGGTAATGATTAAATTGGAATCTATACAAAAACATGTTAACAAACATTATCCCGGGGCGATATTACAAGTGACGCCTTTGGGACAATATTTTGTAGAGTGGAACTCAGAAAATTTAAATGATATTTTTCTATTAGATGATTGTGATACCATTATCGATGCGTGGAATAATGCCCTTTTAACCACTCGTACCGAACGTAACATGAACCGTACTCATCCATTAAAGCGAATGATATCAGACGAGAGAAAACATCAAAATAGAGAACGAATTGCTAATCGAATTCATAAAAGATAATGGATACAACAGAATTACAAGATAAAATTGCATCAACACTTTCAGGAATGTTAGAAGCAGACGAATGGGACTCGCTAACTCCCGCAGATCCAACGTACATGTTGAACCATCCAAGTCCGGTTGGTTACAATACAACAGCAGAACAAGAATATTTATTTCAAAATTTACTAGTAGGATATAATCCAGAGAATTCAATATTAGATATTGGGTGTGGTAGATGTGACCTAGGAAATTTCATTAAAAAGTTCTTTGGTGAAGTTGCTCCATATACTGGTATTGATCATAATCCGGTGATGTGTGACCTTGCCAAACAGAAATATGACTATGATGCTATAACCGGTGCCTTTGAAACCACGAAGGTTGCTAAACATGGTTGGGTAGTTGCTTCTGGCCTATTTACACAAAGACGCTGTGATACTGAAATTGCAGACCTTCAAAAATTATTTGCTGACATTGATATCATGTATGAAACAGCAACAACAGTGGTGGCATTTAATTTGTTATCACCAATTAACAATACAGTTCATGATGGATTCTTCTATGTTCATCCAGGTCTCATAATGGATATGCTTATCGAAAAATATCGATATGTAACGGTCCGTAACAACTACTCAAACGACGTATACACCGTATTAATTTATAAAATATAATAAAATGACAAACAGTATCAACCAACCATGGGCAATATGCGACGAGTTCGTAACAAGATATGGTAAAACATGGGCAGACATTGACTTCGTAGTTAATGGTAAAATTTCTGTCGATAATTTTAAATCAGATCCATTAAATTGCGAGATTGGTTCACTTCATGTATGCAATCACCGTATTGCAATGACATATAAAGATCTAATTAACTATGACAAACAACTAGGTATCTTCTTGAACAATTTATATGCCGAACAAACTGATAAGACGGAAGTTCAATCCTTATCAGTTAAAGGACGTGACTGTATGCTAGTTAAACATGAAGTTGCAAAATTGACGGAAACTATTTCAGATGCATTGGCTACAGTTATCAAATCTTATGAACTAGGATTATATTTATAATAAATAGATCCTATGAACACATATGTATATTATTATAAAATAGATTCAACGTGTGAACCCATAGGCCGTGTAATGGCAACGAGCTTGTACGAGGCACTTAATTATATCATGCAAATAAAACAATTACCTGAGGAATCAGTTAATTACTTATTTGAAATTAAGAAATTGGATAACCATGAAAACAATCTTTGACTCGATGTTTATTAACTATGCCGAGTATAGTTATTTTAAACAATTAAACGCTACTGATAAGGTTCTATACCTGTTTGAAACTTGGGATGCAACTGTTGCTAGATCTGCCGGGATTGATTTAAATTCCGTGTTTGATTTAATTCGCGAATCACTTGACTCTACGGATCGAATGATTCCAGACACCCGGGAATCGGCAGCGGATACAGAACATGTTGACGTAATGATTGATGATGAAAATATAATGATTGAATCTAATAGTCTTCGGGCTACTAGACATATTATATACAAGTTCATGGAATCAGGATATATTCTTCGACGAGATACTAAAATGGAAAAGATGTTCAAAAAAGACAAAGTGACTAGATATTTGCGAGTATTTAAAATTATAGATCAAACCGCAACAATATGTCTTAACTAATGGCAAAACAAAAAATAACAGATACTCTTCAGAAACAATATGATAAGCCGCAGTTCCAAATTGGAGCAGCGGTTTTCTTTTCTTGGATGGGTTACAAACAATGTGGATATGTTACAAAATTTAAAAAAGTCGGGTGGGGTATTATGTACACTGTGGAATCGGTTAAGGGTACTAAGTACCCGTGTGGTATCGAGATTAAGGGGCAAAAGACCCACTACAACACCGGTTGTATATACATCGAAGAAACTAGATCCATTGGAGAGCCAGGCCTCATTAAACGAATCCAATTGGGCCGAGAAACAGAACGAGTTAATCCAGTTCTTAGAAACCCCGTACGGTCAGCAGATGAAAGCCGAAGCAATAGTGAGCTACGCGACGGAGATGATTCCAAAGATAGTGGAAAAGATACAAAGCCCGGGCGAAAAAAGTCTAGCACAGACTTGGTTGCTACACCTAGCGTTAAGGGAGTCAATCGACCTGCTACAAAAAAACGAGGAGTTTCTAGCAGCAAAGAGTTAGAATCTGCTATAGAAAAGCAGAGAAACTTTTTAAGTGGATTTGTTAAAAAAGATTAGGATTTGCTAGGACTTGTGATTTATTATTCTTATATTTAATATATAAAGAGATAGTTAACCAATTAAATTTAAAGTCATGAAAAAGTTCCTAGTAGTTTTAGCAGTAGCAGTTAGTAGTGTTGGATTTGGTCAGGACTACGGAGATAGTTTGGTTACATATACAGTTCATTCAAATGAAACAATTGAATTTTATATTTTAAAATACGTAAATGAAGAACGCGTTAAAGCAGGATTATCTGAATTTAAAATTGATACTATTCTTCAACCATTAGCACAAAAGCATTCAGCTTGGATGTGTAAAACTAGTATATATGTGCATTCTAGTGATGCCCAAACACCAGATCCTGGACAACATAGAAGAATTAATTATGCTGAGAATTGTATGATGTATCATAGTATAATGTATGTTACTCATAAGAAATTAGCAAAAATGTGTGTTGGAGCATGGATGGGATCAGAAGCACATCGAAATAATATACTAGACCCATCAAATACTACAATTGGAATTGGATTCGATCAAAAAAGAAACGATGTATATCCTATTAATCAAATGGAACAATATTTCACTATTATGTTGAAATGATCATAAAAAAATGGGGCTAACTGCCCCATTTACTACGTTTAATTTATTATTTATTTTCGTATCCAATACTTAGCCGGTACATGTCCACCATACGTATGGTCTGGGGCTGTTACACCTTGTGGCAAGCGATTAGTCGCTCTGTCAGCTGATGCATATCCTTTAACCGTCGCAGTTAATGATTTAATTTGGAATTCGTTCGCTAACTGTGCATCAATATCTGCTTTAATAGAATCAAATACTTGTTGATATGAACCTGGTTGGATTGTTACCATATTATCCAAAAAGGATCCTTTTTCTTTTGATAATTGGAAAGAACCTATTTTTACCCATTCTCCCTTTGTACCAGTTCCTGGTTCTGCCGCTTGACCATCCCCGGTCGCTTTATAATAAGTTCTAGATATTGAAGTTTTTCCCTTTTTTGGCCCAGTTAAAATCGTTGCTGGTGCTCCACCTTCTCTACCAACTAAGTAATTGCCACCGCCACCTTGTGTACTAGTCCATCTTGAACTTAGATAATTTGATTCTGGATTTTTAGTATACACATCTGAACCATCTGTATATGTTTGTATAAATTCGCGCATTTGATTTAAGCTTTTAGCATCTTTAAAATATAAACGGCTTCCATCTCGTTGAGCATATATATTTGGAATAGGAATTAGAATTGCAATATTTCCTAGACTGCTAGATTCTTGATCGAATACTACAAATCCGCCAGCACTGATAGCTGTCGCGCCATCTCGCTGCAATTTAAGAGCTGAATTGTTATAGTTAGTGTTACCGACCTGTACAGGTGCACCCATTCCTAATTTAGTTACTATAATGTGTGGCACATTATTAATATCATAAAAATTATAAAGAAGATCGTATGCATATTTAGTTGCTGGGATTGTCTTTTTCTCCATAAGCCCATATATCGTTCCCTCTACGTATTGATATTGATCACCTTTATTTGGGGATACTGCGGTTTCTTCAACTTTAACTGCAGCTGCATCAAATGGAATACCTACTTGTTTTTGTATATTAGCAACTAAAAAGTTTTTTAAATTAATTGCGCGATTTTCTGCCAACCACGGATTCCCATCAGATATAGCAATGTAATTTGCTGCCGAAGGAACATAGTTAATTTTTTCTAATTCTGCCGGCAATTGATTTAGTGAATATTCTCTAACTGTCTGTTCCATTAGGTACGGCTTAATATCAGATGCTATCAAATTCTTGGTACCAAATCTTAGCATATTCTCTGCTAATAGTCTTTCTAGTTTCATATAGTTTTATTTCTTTTATATAAATATTGTATAGTTAAATTAATCTGGTAACTTAAATTCTTCGGGGGCAACTGGCGCAACTTCTGGAGTTACCGGTTCGGTTTCCTTTTTATCATCTGTTTTCTTAACCGGTTCGGTTTCCTTTTTATCATCTGTTTTCTTTTTAACAACTGGAGTATCGCTCAACGTATTAGTTAATACCCAATAATATTTTTTGCCTGGGAATTGTATTAGTGTGTGGGTTTTATCGGCCGATTCCTTAACTTTTAAAATTTTAGCATTAGATTCTATTGTGTAATTTAAATCGTACTTCCATGTTTTAGTTTGGGCAATCCATGTATACAATGGTATCTTAGTTCCTACAGCTGCTTTAAAATAAACCGGATTCTTTTCTGCAGAATCTAATTGTCTTTTATATGCTCTCTTTTTAACTCGCTCTTTCCATGCATTAATGAAGAAGTATGTCTTAAGTCCCGCTGCGCCACCTACTAGAGTCCAAAATGCTGCATACTTTGCAATTCTTGTATTATTAACCCATTTTAGATTTTTAGTTGCCGTTTGATTTTGTAAATGTTTAGTTAACCATGCACTATATTCTGGGTCGTTTTGAACTGCTAGCAGTCGATCGACTAGTTTACTTTTTTCTCTCCATATTTTCATTTCAGCTTCCCATGCTGCCTGTTTACCAAATCCAGCTCCTGGGTTTGCTGGTTTAGGTAGATCTTTTAAAAAGATTGTGAGATCCTCCTTTGCCTGGCCAGATACCGTTGTAGCTTTATTATATGATTTAGTTAACCCGTTAAATACTTTATTAGCAACGCCTGGCTTTTCTAGATATGTAAGTTTACCCATTGCTTCTCTAGGAGATAGTCTACCAGCTGCTACTTCTTCTTCAACTAGCGCCCATTGCTTTTTAGCTTCTTCTAAAGCTGCGCCACTTTTATAAAATTCTTTAATTTTGCCTGGGTTCCATCCTAATGCTTTAAATGTATTTTTATCTCGTTGCATTTTATTCCAAGTAGTGAACCAGTTAACCGGTTTAACTTTAACTAGAAGTTTAGCAATTTGATTTCTATAATAGTAGCCAACCGCACCAATGCCACCTAATATATATGGATGTTCGGCTGCAGTTTTAGCTCCGCCATAAATTAAGCTAGTTAACCAATCGGCTTCAGTTAATACCTTTGAGTTTGAGTTTGAAACTATTCCATCTGAAATAGGGCCTTTATATTTAGTGGTTAGCCATCGTTCAAAATCAGCATCTAATTTAGTATTTAACGCAAGTAACTCAGTATCATTTATAAGTTCTACATTAGCATCATATATAGATCCATATAATTGTGCGATTGTCATATATGAAGCTAATGCGGTTGATGTCTTTGCTAATCCAATTCCATATTTCTTACCAGCAGCTTTTAATTTTTCTTTAGTAATTTGTTTTGCATTTTTCATAATGCCAGTTTTAAAGTAATTATCTAGTTCAGATTTAAACGCTTTTTGATTTTTGCCTATTAGATCTAATATTCGAATTTCTTGTTTAGTAAGATTTTTAGTTTGATTTAAAGCTACTTTCTTTCCTAATCCAGCCATGAACTTTGGTGCTATTTTGCTAAGTCCTAGTTTTCCAGCAAGTCCTAGACCGGGTATTACAGCAAATATTGCTTCTAATCCAGCTTGTTTAGTATCCCCTTCTTGATAATATACATACGCATTGCCAAATCCAATCCCGGCAGCAACAGCCCAACCAACAACGGGAATAAATGATGCTAAAATTTGTAAACTAGTTAGATAATTATGTTTAAACTCTGGATCGACTGCGGCTCTATCTGCGAATGTTTCCCATGCAAATTGCGTTTGTCCAACACCGTCTGCTGCTAAATTAGCATTTACCTTAGACCAATTAGTTATCCGTTTTAATTTTTCATCGAATATATTAATTGTCTGTTTATAAGTTCCAATTTTAGTTAAATGTGCTATAATAGATTTTATATATCGAATCGTAGTAGGAGTATGTTCGGCGTTCATTGAATCCCGTACTTGTATAAACTCAGAAACATATTGGGCAATACCTCGGCCACCGGTTAATTTTTGTAATTCTTTTTGAACTGAGTTAAATTGTTTACTGTCTTTAATTGCTAAAATTGCTTTAAGTGCAGCATATTCGTTGTCCCATACTAAACCTTTAGCATTGTAAATTTTTTTAGCTAGGCCAACATTAGAGAGTGTTATCTGTTCAGCTAATACTGATTTTATAATTTTATTTAGTTGTGTCATATTAATAAATATTGCGGAATAGTAATTCATTGTCAATTTGGATTACTGTATTATTTTTCTTATTATATAGAAAAAGAGCTATGATTAGATTTGGTTATGCCTGTAATAATTTAGAATTAGGAGGACAAAATATCCGTACCGGTCGAACTATGATTGAACGAAAGTTTAAGATTGGTGGACTACAATTAGCTAGCGATATTGCACTAGCAAATGCAAAAGATTTATTGACAATTCTTAAGTGGAACGAAGCCAATGATATTCGATTGTTTCGTATTGGTAGTGAATTATTTCCTAGATGGAATCATTATCGTTTAGAAGATTTGCCAGGCATCGACAAAATTGCTGGTTATTTACGAGAAGCTGGCGACTTTATAAAAACTCATGGTCATCGAGTTACAACCCATCCTGGCATGTTTCATATACTAGGTAGTCCAGACGCGGTAATTGTTGATAACAGTTTAGTTAGTTTGGAACGACATTCTGAATTGTTTGATCTTATGGGTTTTGCTCCTAGCTTTGAGAATAAGATTAATATACATATTGGTGCTACATACAATGACAAAGACTCTACGATTGCTCGTTGGCTGAAGAATTGGGATCGATTATCGGATTCTTGCAAGGCTCGCCTAGTTATCGAAAATGATGATAAGGCTTCCATGTACTCAGTCCGCGACTTATACGAGCGCGTGCATTCTCAGATTGGTATTCCAATTACATTTGATTATTGGCACCATACATTTAATACTGGTGACTTGACTGAAGAGCAAGCATTCTTTATGGCTCGTGAAACTTGGGAGAAACATGGTGTTACTCAATGTACTCATTACTCAGAATCTCGTCGTAGAGAATCTCAGAAACAAATTGAAGCAATGTTTGAGCATCATGGTATTGCAATGGAGGACCTAGATAAATGGCCAACCTTCCAGAAACAATATAAAGAGTTTACCAAGATCAAAGAACAAGCACACGCTGACTATATTTTAGCTCTTCCAGATACATATGGGGTTGCTGATTTAGATATAGTTGTTGAAGCAAAAGCAAAAGAACAAGCATTAATCCAAATAGGAGTTGAGTGTTGTAAAACCACCATGATTCTAGCCGATTGATATTTATATATAATAAAAGCAATTTAAATTAATAATAAAAAACACGTTATGGCTCATTACAAGTACAAAGCTAAGATTACGGACGACATCGAGGATGCTCGCGAAATTGTAAGAAATGTTGGAAGAACATTGAAAGAAGGAAAGACTGATTTTAATTCGGTCATGCATAATTTAACAGAAGCTCTAAAGAAATTAGAATCTGCAAGATATTGGATAGACCGCGAATAAATTTAGTTTATGGCAAAAAAGAAAAGTTCCTCGGCTCCTCGAGGATTCAAAAAACTAAAGTGTAAATTCTGTGATAATGTAAGCGATCGTGTTGATAACAATGCGACCGCTATTACATGTTGGAAATGCACACAACGATTAGTTAATGGAGAACATTTGGAAATATCCAAATAATTTATTATATTCTATATAAACTAGTTATGTTAGAAGCAGAAAAAATAAAATCCAATTGGGAAAGATATCGCAACTTAGTTGATGAATTCTTTCCTTCCCGGAAAGATGCATTAAATAAAATGTATGATGAATTAGAAGAACGTATGGTATTTATGCCGGCTTCTTCCATGGAACATTTTCATAATGCATTTGCTGGAGGTTATGTAGATCATGTACTTCGAGTAATGGATTGTGCATTAACTTTGCATAATACCTGGACTGTGATGGGTGCTGATATGTCTGGATATACTGAAGAAGAATTATTGTTCGCAGCCATGCATCATGATTTAGGCAAGGCCGGATTTCCAGGCGAAGGCAATGAAGTGTATCAAACTGAGACTTCTGATTGGCATCGTAAAAATCAAGGAAAACTTTACAAAACAAATCCAGCAATTCCATTTGCAATGGTACCAGACCTTTCTATTTGGTTGTTGCAAGAATACGATGTTAAAATGTCTTGGACCGAGTATCAAGCAATTAAGATTCATGATGGAATGTATGATGATGCAAATAAACCATACTTTGTTTCTAGATCGCC